GCTGGACCTCCTGCGCCAGCCTCTGGAAGATCACGAGGTGACAATCGTGCGGCAGTCGGGCAGCTATCGCTATCCCTCCCGCTTTATCCTGCTCGGCGCATGCAATCTCAGTACATAAACGTAAATACGGATTAATTTTAGGGGTTCAGAATGCAGGTATTGCTACGGCTGTAAACCCCTTAGAATAAGGGCTCTCTGGGATTGGCAGTTAGAATCGAATCCCGGAATCCGCCTGTGTGCAGAAGAGCCGGAGAAGGAAGCACTATTCCGGCATGAGTTTTTTAAGAGTATCTGCATACCCTGTTAACGATTGCTCGGGGGTATCGTTATATAGTTAAATCGTTATCTTGTTACGGAGGACTGATATGAGGACAGAACGAGAACTTAAGATCCACGAGATGAGCGGATACCACTACAAACCTACGCCTACGATTATGCTCAAAGGGCAGTGGCTGTCGGCTTTTGGATTTGAGGCAGGGAGCCGCGTCAAGGTCTGTTGCGAAAAAGACTGTCTTACCATCAAGCCATTGACAGAAGAAAAGCCCCAGAGCCATGCTGACTCCGGGGCGGGGATGGGTAAGCTTATCAGAAGGTAGGGGTATTATCCAGGAATTCAGTCACGAGTTCCTGGAGTTTTTTTGTCTGCGATCCGACGGTGCTGGTCGCTTTTTTCAGTTCCCTCGCGGATTCGCTCTTGGAGTATTCATCGACCAGAAGCTGTGCAAGGGATGCCAGCTTGGGATTTCTCTCCTCCACAAAGGCAACGAACCTGTCGCTCATTTCAATGTACGTGTCGGCGGCATAATACCCAGGAGGCGATGCAATCTCAAAGTTCTCAATCTCACCCTCCTCGTTTTCCTGGTCAAGGCACGAAACTGTGATAGTGGTATGCGCATGGCGGTAGGGTTCGTAGACGCAGCCTTCGCATTCGACAGGGATAGTCTTAGGCAGATTACTACCCGGAGTATAATCAGGATTGGCAATCCGGCACGGGCATCTCTTGAGGCCACCATGACCGTTGGGAATCTGGCATCTGCCATCTTGCTTGGCATCTGCCTGCTCGTTCAATTCATCCTTGATGAGATTAAGGTAGATCTGGCGCTGGGAATCAGATGAAGTGTGCAGGAATGTGATTTTTCCGTGAGACCCCTCTATCTGCTTCCGGCAGGGTACGAAGACCGCCCGGAAATTGCGATAGCCAAGGCGCGCCCAGCCGACCTCAAGGCCGTTCTCCCTGGCATATGTGATGATAGATTCATCCGTGACTTCCATCGGGAAGAAGTAATCAGGCTCATTGGTAATGGGATTGATGCGAACGTTATTTGCCATAATTTGTCGTCTCCTTTGCATTTCGTTTTGCGAAATCCGCCAGAGCCGACATCTATCCGTCAGAAGACAAAAAGAAACGGCAGTACGAACCCACTATCCCCCCGTTTGGGGATAATGGATTCCGCACTGCCGTCGAGCGTTCTGGCGGATCCTCTGCTCAATATTGTTTTGTTACGCTGCTTTGGTAATGTTCTCGATGTTCAGAGTTCCATCGGGATTAGCGGTGATGCGAGTAATGCAGCCCTTTATCTCAATCACCGCGGTTTTCCGGTCGGCACTTATGTCGCATACACGCTTGCCGGCTAAGTTCCGCACTTCCTCGATAGGCTTCAACCTCCTTTCTTTCGGATAAGTTTTTTGATAAATTATATTAAAAATGGTAAGTTGCTATCAAAAAAATGCTATTAAACTCTGAAGGCGTGAGATGCAACACCCGTGTGAGGGTGAGCATTTCATCTGCTTTGAACTTGTTTGTTCGACTACATTCTTTGTGATTCATTGTCTTTTCTGTTATGCCCAGGGAGTCAGCCAGGTCTTTCTGCCGGAGCCCATATTCGACCCGCTTGGCTTTGAGTAGCCTTACATTCATACTGCAACACCTCCAATCATTACGGATAATATCTTTAATTATAAGTATCTGACGATGTGTTCGTCAATAGGGTTTATACAGCTTTTTTAGAGAAAACTTTCCATATATTAACCATAAGGATAATTTTAATGGCTATGTAAAAACTGCATTGACATATATGGTAAGTTTTGTTATACTTTCGGTTAGTAGTAAAGAGATCCTTCGACTTCTACAATTTAACAATTACTACAACCCCCAAGCAGAGTAATTTGCGTGCTACAACACAGGGCAAGTGGTGAGCTATAGAGCAAGTCAGTTGGCGCTGAAACAGGAAAACCAGAAGGGACGGTCGTTCAACATATACTGACGCAGGCGGGATCCGCTGTGAGACGGGACGGTATTGAGGCAAAGAACCCTTATAAAAGAATCAAGTAAGCCATATACTGCTAATGCCGGAACGCTGGAACCAAGAGAGCCATGCAGAGCATATGCAAATCTATATAGAAAGAGGAAAAATGATATGAATAACACATTAGGAGAAAGGATCTCAGAACTGCTCGAAAAAAATGGAATGACGCAAAGAGAACTGGCCGATCTGGTCGGTGTGACTGAAGTCAGTATGTCCAGGTATATTAAGGGCGGCAGAATCCCGAGAGGGCCAATTATTGCCAACATTGCGCTCGCATTACACACCACTACGGATTACCTGCTTGGGCAAGAAGCCGACGAGGATTCCGAGATCGTGTACTATCGCACCCAGCGTGCAATCGCTCGGAATGCCAAGAACTGGAGTCGGAAACAAAAGGCCGATTTGGTCAATGCTCTCTTTGAAGTCGACTGACTCCAGAAAGGATTCTGCCAATGGCTCGACGAGGTAAATTAAGCGATGCCCGTTATGAGGAAATCAAACAAGAAGTTCTGTACATGTTCGAAGAAACAGAAACTGACACCTTCCCTATCGACTGTTTCGAGATAGCCAGGAAACTGCATTATATTCTGCGCTCATACTCCTCGCTTGAGCTTGAGGAATTACTTGATGCGATGGGGATAAGCGATGAAGGATTTTCCAGGGTGGAGAAAGACCCTGCCACGGGAATGAATCGGTATGTTATCTACTACAATGATATAGGGCACGGTATCAGAAACATCCGTTGGACGATTTTTCACGAAATAGGTCATATCTTTCTTGGGCACCATGATAATCTTCCCGGTAATGAACAGCAGGAGGAAGACGAGGCGAATTTCTTCGCCAAGTACGCCATGTGCCCGCCACCGCTCTTGCATGCTGCTGAATGCAAATGTCCACAGGATGTTTATGACAAGTTCGGAGCATCCAATCAATTTGCTGACTATGCATTTCAGTATTTCCGGACATGGTTTTATTACGGTCCACCCAGGTATTTGCCATACGAAATACAGCTCTTGAAGCTGTTCCATCTTTTGGCCGCATAAACAACATAGGACTTATGGTGGGTCCTTGGTAACAAGATCTCATCATAAGTTCTAATTGTCTATACAATTACAATATACGAGATATTGATTTTAACAGAACATTGTGATATGTTCGAAAGTACATTCGATTGAGATAACTGGCTCTTTGTATAAAAACATTTCTGCATGAAAGGGGGTGAGAAGAATAATGGTCAATGTGATAAGAAGACGAGAAGGGAGGATCATAGAGTACGATATCACAAAAATCACCGATGCCATTACAAAAGCCTTTATAGCCGTGGAAGGTATCAGTGAGATGGCTGAAGAAGTCATCAACAGCCTTACGCAGATTGCAATCAGCAAAGCACATTCGCTGGCACATTGGGCATTCCACACTTTTTTCAAAATCAAGAGCCGGATCAAAAAGGTTGTCTCCCATGACCCGTATATGATTGATTGGGTTGACTGGCTGACGACCGTCATTAGTATCTTGGTAAAAATCCTTACTACATCTTTCCTGGAGCACGCGCATGTGTTTCGGGAGATTTGGGTGAACCGGTCCCAGGATCGTAGCGCCGATGATGACTCCGATAGTGATGCTAATAAACTGGTTTTCACAACTATTTTTTCGACAGAATCACTATGAGCAAAGGAGTTAATCTATGACACCCTTAGAGAACGGCATCGCGGATTCTATGGAAGAATCCTTACAGCCTTATATCCTGTCCGATGAATATCAGGCACAGAAGACTGACATTAACCAGAAAATGGTCGAATTTCGTAAAGGTCTTAATGAAGCGCAGCAGAAGGAATTTAATCAGCTTATGGATATGCTGAATGATGCCCATGCGGATTACGCTACCAAGGCGTTTGTTTTTGGAGCAGTGAACGGAATCGCTTTAAGAGAACAGGTCTTAAAACCGTAAATATTCAACCGTGATTAAATAAAATGCCCCGGCAACCACCATGCTGTTGTCGGGGCGTTTTGCGTATTCAAGTATTATTATCATCTGAATATTTTTTTACACATAAAGCATTTCTTGTGAAAGTATAGATTTTTTGATTCTTATTTGATATAACTACTACATCTTATACCCCAACCAGCACTCTTGCAGTTGGGGTATGTGTAGTTGGATGTCGAAATCCAACCAATGGGCAACAGATAAAACAGACAGGATTTTCTATACTGTAATAATACCAAATTATGTATGTTGCACATCATTGGGATTATGACAAAATGGAAAACCTACGATGACTGTGGAGTTACAGTATGCCTACAATAATAACCTATGATATGAATTCTCCAGAAATTCAATATCTTTGTAAAAAGGATCGGCGGCTTGCAAAAGTGATTTCTATGGTGGGTCCCATCAGCTACGAAAAACGGGAGGTTGATGATGCATACAGCTTTCTTATCCATGAAGTTATCGAGCAGATGCTTTCCATAAAGGTTGGGAAGAAGATATTTGATCGCCTGGTAGAGTTGTGTAATGGAAACCTCTGCCCGGAAATCATCGAGCAGCTCACTGTTGATGATTTGCGCGGAATAGGCACATCTGCTTCGAAGGCTCGTAGCATTAAAAGCATAACCGAGGCAGTTCTGGAGGGTGACATTGTCTTTAGAGAATTAGAATTTATGAAAAATGAAGAGGTTATAGCAAAGCTGACGCAGATACACGGGATTGGTTCATGGACAGCAAAAATGTATTTGCTCTTTGTGTTAGAGCGACCAGATGTCCTCCCCTATGAAGATGGTGCTTTTTTGCGGTCTTATAGATGGATGTATAAGACCGAAGACTGTAGTCCAGCAGCGGTCAAGAAGCGATGCCAAAAGTGGAAGCCGTACAGTTCCCTCGCATCTAGGTATTTGTATAGAGCCCTAGACTATGGTCTTGTCAAGGAAGAGTTTCATTTGTTTAAGTAATAGTTACTCTGTTTATATGTCTTCAATAGTTGAGTCTTCCGTTATGATAGATTAGTATAACCCCAGCAACGGTGAAATGGAAAACCGTTACTGGGGCTTAATAAATGTGGGCGGGATTATAAATATTGCCTTAAAAACTGTATTGCCCTGATCTTATCGGCACACTTCATAGTATATTCATCCCCATTACTGCATCTTACAGTAATTTCATAGCGTAAAACAGGAAGGGAGTTGTTTGAGGATTCATCGTAATTCGTTATATACAAAACAGCGTCATTAATCGATGTGACAGTGTAAGGGACACCGTGAATGGGAACAATTAGAACTTCCGTAATTTTAGTTTCAAGGGATTCTATCAGCGCGTTAGACAGTTCTTCAAGCCGATCTTTATATAAGGTGTTAAAAGTTTGAAGAAGTTTAGCCTTGTCTCTGTCAGTCAGAGCCTGTAATTTTACAGCAATCTTTTTCAGTTCGGAGTCGCTCGTGTATTCTTCCCATCTAATAGAAACCTTGGCTGTATCAAACACTTTGCATATTTCCTCATAGCTGAAATACAAAACAAAAAAACCTTGAGAACGAAGCTGAACAATAGAATTCTCGGTAAAGTCTCCGGCCAAGACAGCGGCATAAAAAGGCATATGTTTTGCGTGTGTTTCGACTAAGGGAAGAATTGCACCAGCTATTTCTTGAACTTTATTTTTGGAGTGCTTTACATATCGCCGCCAAGCCATTTCTATAAAGGCCTTTGGCGTACCAAATCTAACCTCAGATCCATCTTCTTCGACAACAATATCAAGCTTGTGTTTATTACCGTAATGGTCTACACCAATGACTTCACGATTATTCTTTCTTGCGGGACGAGGATGTTTATAATCAAGATAATAGGACTTTTTACTTATGATGGGGGATAAGTACTTAATGATTGCTAACTCAAAAAAATCTCCAATGAATTCTCCTATTTGATGAGATGGTGATTTAGCCATTGGACTTACTCCTTTCGTCTTCAAATTGTGGCAAAATATAATCTTTGATGTGTTTTGCAAAAGCATATGCGAGAAGCGGTGGTACGGCATTCCCAACCTGATCATCTTGTGTTAGGAACTTTGCTTTTCTGGTCAAGTTACCAAAAAAGCGATAATCATCGTCAAAAGATTGAAGACGGGCGGCTTCTCGTGTGGTAAGTCCTCGGTTAAGATGCGGATGTATCAGATCCATTCTGAAACAACAGGTTATCGTTCTTGCAGGCTCATCACCCTTTAGTCGGTATAAGTTGTTCTTTTTGTTGTTCATCTCTGGAGGCAATACTTTGCTTGTGAAACCCTGTGGTATGAGAGCGTAACGAGTTTGTATTTTTTCAGAATGGTTGATTGCTCTATGGCAATAGAGCATTCCTGGGCTTCTTACTCCACGTCTACTTTTTTGATACTCATTTAGATATTCCTGGGTATGCTCTTGTTCTTCAGAGCCTTCACCCGGTTTCAACTTAGGTAGATCGGAGAGAGCATCATCAACAGTTACATATGGTAATAATGCATCATGAAACATGTTTAATTGAGTAAATTCGCCAATTTTCCCGTGCGTTGGTTGAGGAAATGAAATGCTGACATTAGAGTCTCTTACGCCAATAAGTACAAAGCGAGGCCGTGCTTGAGGAACTCCATAGTCAGCTGCATTTACAAGTTTATACTCGCATCGGTATCCAATGTCAGCAAAGGAGTTGAGTATCGCCTCTACAACCTTTCCTTTTTGCATAGTCATTATCCCGTATACGTTTTCGAAGAAAATAACTTTTGGCTGGAGAACGTTGGCGATACGAATGTATTCCTTAAATAATTGGTTTCTCGGATCATCTGCAAGTCTTGGCCCAAGCAAGCTGAATCCCTGACATGGGGGGCCTCCTGTTATTACATCTACTGTTTTATCAGTTCCAGGAATCATCTCGAGTATTTCTTCAGGTTCCAGTTCTTTTATGTCTTTGAGAATAAATGGTACTTCTGGGTGGTTATAAGTAAAAGTGTGCCTTGCCTCTTCGTCAAAGTCAGTTGCGCATACACACTTAAAATCACCTTGCATTCTGAAGCCTTCTGTTATTCCACCAGCTCCAGCAAACAAATCTACAGTTGAAAACATATATTACTATTTCCTCCGGCCACGATATAATATAATATTAACAGTTATTCGAGAGATTTTTCATTGAATTCATCTTCAATATCACCCAATTCTTCAACCAAGATATCGTATGTATTAACCCTCCCAAGCCTATTTTTACTGACACAACTATAAAAAGACGTTAGTGGTCTGTTCATTTGCTCTGCGCATTCTTTTGATGTGCCTTGTGCAATAATCTCATCGTCTTTCTTGCGATACACAGTATAATATTTACGCAACATAGCACTACTCCCAACATAACAATTAATCCAAATCATTATTTCCATTACTTACCTATTTGTCAAATCCTGAACATTTTTTTTCGAATGTTTTACGATTATGCGGGGAAGGTAGATCGTTTATTATCTTGTGCCATTTACGCAAAGTAACCGATCAAATATCCAGGTATGTGAAGGTGCCCTATAAACTAATATATTCTCTGTAATAACTTCGCTCATGTAGGTTACTTCTTTAGATCAAATATAGGAAAACTTTAGCAAAGATACAATATCACGATTTTAAATCCTTTTAAAGCTATTTGTTGATATTTGATAGTGTTTCTTCTTTGTCTGAGGATCATACTTTCTTGTAATACTGACACTCATACCCATCCGCTCTGAGCAGTAATCCCTCTATCCAGGGAGGCGTCTGTCCCATATGATCACAGGCCGCTTGCAGGTCAACGCCAGGCGGGCACTCGATAATCAACTCGTCATGAACAGAGCCGACGATAAAGAAGTCCTGCAGAGTCTTCATGGCGTAGGCGAGGATATCTCTGGACACTGCCTGCACAAGGTTTTCCGTGACTTTCGGGCCATAAGTTTCGAGTCGGGTCCACTTCCCAAGGCTGATACCTTCATAGGTCACACACTCGGAGCCAAAGCGGTTCGTGCCGATGCGGGGCTTGACGTAGGAAAGCCGTCTGCCGGACGGAAGGTCAATGAACAGCATTCCACTCTGGTAGTAGAAACGAAAGCCATGTGATGTAACGGAAGTCTTGTACATGACCACTTTCTTCACAGCGGCATCTATGTCCCACCAGAAACGGGTGATATGCGGATTAGCCTGACGCCACGCGGCGACAAGCGGCTGGAGTTCATCCTCGGCAAGCCCCATCTCAAGGGCACCCATCGAGCGCAGAGCACCGGTGCCGCCGCCGTAACCGAGAGCGAGTTCTGCGACCTTGCCTCGCTGCCTGAGATGTCCGTTCAGACCATTTTTCACGACCGGAAGATGGAACATGGCTGACGCGCTGGCACAGTAGATGTCCTTCCCTTCCCTGAATACGTCAATACGCCACTGTTCCCCCGCAAGGAAACTCAGCACACGGGCTTCGATGGCGCTAAAGTCACTGACGATGTACTTGTACCCGGGCTTTGGCACAAACGCCGTGCGGATCAGTTCTGAGAGGACGCCCGGGATATTGTCGTATAACAGCTCCAGTGCTTCGAAGTTCCCGTCGCGGACAAGGCTCCGTGCTTCAGCCAGATCATCCATGTGATTCTGCGGAAGATTTTGCAATTGAATGATGCACCCAGCCCAGCGGCCGGTCCTGTTCGCTCCGTAGAAGGCGAACATCCCCCTGGCGCGTCCATCGGTGCAAACGGCGTTCTGCATGGCGCGGTACTTGCTCACGGATGCCTTGGCAAGCTGCTGACGGCAGGACAGAACATCTGCCACATCCGCATCCGCATCGTGCAGCAGTTCCCCGACAGCCTTTTTGTCCAAGGACTCCGCCTCAATACCTCTGCCAGAGAGCCAGTCCTTCATCTGTGTGACGCTGTTGGGATTCTCGAGCCCTGTGGCTTCCCGCATCCGTGTAAGAAGGGAATGCTTTGTCCTCGCGTCGATGTCGATAGCCTGACTGACCAGCGTCATATCAACTTGGATCCCCCTGTCGTTGATCTGTTGGTCGAGATGGTACTCGTCCCAGACGAGATCCGGTACGGGAAACTTCGCAAGCCGAGCCTTGATTCCAAGTTCCACTTCCACATCCCTTGCGTTGTATCTTTTGAACAAATCCCATTTCTCCGGGGCATGATGCGGAAGGTTCCGCGTCCGGCCCCCGTTCTTTTTTGTGGGGCGGCAGGGTTTACAGAAATATTTGATGAGGTCCGCGCCCTCCTCCATCTTCTGCTCGTCCAGCTTCAGCACCGCACCTACACCTTTGAGGGACAGCGGCAGTCCCATGTATGCTCCCCAGATACGGGAACACTTCCATGAAGTGGGATCGAGGTATCCCCCGACCGAGTCCTCCGGGACACCGTAGCTCCTGAAATGCTCCGGGTGATGCCGCCGCAGCCAGTTTGACAGGCATACACGCTCAAACTGCGCGTTGTATGCCCACTTCTCAACTGCATCGTCCGTCAGCGCGGCGAGGATCTCCTCCGGCACTTCTTCCCCACATGCTACATCCACCACCTTCACCGGTCCCTCGTTGACGGAATAGCCGAATAGCAGGATCTCGAAGTCCGGACTTTCCGCGTACTTGTAGACCCCGCATTTTACCAGGTCGACGCTGGAAAATGTTTCCAGGTCCAGGGAAAGAGTCTTTATCAGTTCCATCCAAATCTGCCTCCTCTTTATAAAAAGGGACGGCGGTTTTGCCGCCATCCCGGTTCCGGTCAATAGTCTCAGTCTCAAATGGTCCCGGTTTCCCAGGGGAGCCAGGGCTTTCCGAAGTGGCCACCGAAAGATACTTCGTTATAATCCACATCCAAAAGATGCAGAAATCTGATGATGCCCCCGGGAGTGAGGTCGTAAGTACCGACATATTTGTCTATTAATTCGAGGCCGCACCGTGCGGTGCCGAAGGTGTCAACAGAAACAGATACGGGTTCCGCTTTGCCGATGGCGTACGCGATCTGCACCTCGCACCTGTCACAGCAATTGTTCCTCACAAGGCCGGTGGCGATCCTGCGAGCCATATACGCGGCAGAGCGGTCGACCTTGCTGGGATCCTTCCCAGACAGCGCACCGCCCCCGATCCTGCCGACGCCTCCGTATGTGTCACAGGCGAGCTTGCGTCCGGTAACGCCCGTGTCCGCGGATGAACCTCCGACCGTGAACTTGCCTGTGGGGTTGACGAGTTTCTCGAAGTCACAGTTGAGTCCGTACTCCACAGCGGTCAGAATCATCAGGCTCTCGATGACGGCACGGAAGTCATCGACTCCGCTGCACGGAGTGTGCTGGACGGAGCAGAGGAAAGTGGTGATGCGACCGGTATCGTAGTCGTAGCTGACCTGGGCTTTCGCGTCGGGACGCAGCATGGATGTATTGACATCCCAGAGAAGCTCGAGGAAGCGGGTGGCGACGGCGAACGGGATGGGCAGCAGCTCCGGCGTCTCGTTCGTAGCGTAGCCGTACATGACGCCCTGGTCGCCGGCACCGCCCGTATCCACGCCCCGGGCGATGTCCGGGGACTGGCGGGTGATGAGGGTGCGGACGTTTACTTTGTCATACTGGCCTGTGATGCCGATCCGGTCCAAGACCCCCTGCACCAGTCCGGCATAGTCAGGTTCATGTCTGCTGGTGATCTCCCCGGCGATCACTATGGTGCTGTTCTTTATAAGGCATTCCACAGCGACCCGGCTTTCGCGGTCATGCCGGATGCAGTCAGTGACTACGGCATCGGAGATCTGGTCGCAGATCTTGTCAACGTGTCCGCGGGATACCTGTTCGCAGGTGACGATCTTACTCATGGTCGGATTCCTCCTCAGCATTCTTTTTCCCGATATGTCTCTTCAGATTCTTTACGATCCATTTCACCCCGGCGGTAACAATGATGACGTATCCGCAGAGGGACATCCCTGCGAACCAGCCGAATGCGCAGTAAACAAGGATCCTCTTAATACTTTCATAAGCAAAAATCTCAATCATTATCCTTTTCCTTTCTTTCCCGGGCGGCGGGAGCCCCGTAACAGGTTCCTGCCGCCCTTTTTGTCTTTAGTCCAGGAAGTCCTCGTCTTCCTCGGTGGCGAAGTCGTCCTCGGCGCGGGACTTGCCGCCCAGGGGAGTACCGTCCGCAATCTTCTGCAAATTGTTCAGACCGCATGCGACACCGCGGTTCCCGTTCACGTTGTAGGCGTACAGGTTGATGGACGCACGGCCCTTCACGCCGCTGTACATCTCGGAGCGGGTCAGGATAGGCTGGCGGTCTGCGTCAACGATGCCGGGCGCGGTATCGGAGTTGGCGTTGATGAACCAGCATCCCCTGTAGACCTCATCATCCGGGCGGTCCTTGTCGCCGTCCCGGAGCGGGGTGCGGATCGCGGACAGCGCGGGGACGGACTTGCCGTTGCCCTTAAGCTTGGACGCGCCTTCCTCGTAGGCGGCCTGGATGGCGGCGCGGATGCGTTCCACGGTCTTTGTGTCGCTCTTGGGGATGACCAGGCTGACGGAGAACTTGGGCTTGCCGCCCTCGATAGCTTTCGGCTCCCAGCAGTTAAGGTAGCTGAAAGTGCACACGCCGGTGATGACCTTGGTCGGATTAACGAACTTAGACATAATAAAATCTCCTTTACTCTTTAAAATCTTCTTCTGCTGTATTTTTCATTTCGGGACGTTTGTCTGTCCTGGGAACAAGGGCAGGCTTTCCGCGGGGCTTGTACGTCAGGCCGCCGAGAAGTTCCTCGAACTTCTTCTTCCCCAGCATCGAGGTCATGGCGGTGACGCCTCTGATTTTCCGCTCCCAGGGATCGTACCCGGCGGCTTCGACCGTCTTTGCCACATCCTCTTCAGATGTGTATTTCCTGTTGCTGCGGCCCTCGACAATCTTGAAGTGCTCATATTCCTTCCCTTTGAGGGCTTCCGCGAGGGCGTATTCTTTGACGTCGTTTGCCCATGACGTCAGGCGGTCTGCCATCATAAGGATGGAGTCGACCTCGTAGTCCTCAAGTTCCGCGGGCATCTTGAAGTCATACTTCGCGGCTTCGAGGTTGTACTCGGCGCGCTTCCGGCAGGTGGCCTTGACCCGGCAGAACCGGCAGTGGTCCCCTGCCCTGAATTCCCCCTTGCCCTCAAGAGCAAGCCTGGCGGTAGGCGCGAGCACTCCGTCCGCCCAGGCCAGGAGGTCTTCTTTGCTCATGGCGTAAGTGCTGATGTTATCCCGCCGGGGCTGATAGATGACCATCTTCACGCTGTCAATGTCGTAGATCCCGTCAAACATCTCCAGGGCGCCCAGGCAGTAGCACATGAGCTGCGTGTTCCCGCCGTATTCTTCGGAAGTCGCGCTGACAGGGATCCCTGTTCCATTTTTATAGTCAATTATCTCGAGTACGCCATCTGACAGGATGATGCAGTCGGCTGTGCCTCCGCAGCCGGGGACCCACCGGGAGATATCCACCCTCTGCTCTATGAACACCCGGGCATCCGGGCAGGTCTCCCGGGCCTTTTCATACTCCTCCATTACAAAGGAAGCGTACCCCTCGGCGCAGGACTGCATCTCGGCGCTGTAGTAGTCGAGATCCTCTGTCGGATCCTTTACGTCCCTACCCAGGGCCTTCTCCACCAGGTATGCGCACAGCTCATGGGCGCAGGTGCCTTCGGCTGCGTAGGGGCTGGGCTGGTCAGCCGCTCCGGAGCAGAGCATCAGGCTCGGCGGGCAGTTCAGGATGCGGTGGCTCGCGGAGGGCGAGAAAATACTGTGCGCGCTCATACGATCGCCTCCAGGTCCGCCATGAGGGCGGGGTAATCCTCCTCCTTCACGCCGGAGAGTTTTTCTGCTCCGTACCCGGCGATCAGCTCTTTGACCTGCGCGGTGTATCCGGCGTGGGACTTGGCCGAGAACGCTTTCCTGACCTCCGCGAAGGTGTACTTTTTTGTCTCCTCTGCCCGGGGCGGGGCGGGCTCCGAGGGAGCCACCGGCGCAGGCGTCTCCTCCGGCTCCGGCTCGCCTGTGAACATATCCCTGATGGCGTTCGCCGTCTGGATCAGGGCTTCGCCGCAGGCCACAAGCTCGTCGAGCGCCTGCGAAAGTTCCTTCATCCTGCTCATCTTATCGAACCTCCGTTGATGATCATTTCTCCGATGTAGATATCGTGCTTGGTGATGGTAATGGGATAAGGCCTGGAAACGCCCATCCCGTAGGGGTTCCTGTGGGGCATCACCAGCCCGCAGAGGAACGCGGGGTATTCCGCGGTGATCTTCACCTGGACTTCCATTCCGTACCAGGAATTTCTGTCCGTCTTCTCGTTTCTGGCTTTTACCCGGACCGTCTTGCCGGTCAGGCCGTAATGCCTGTCCCTGTAACCTTCCTTGATCATGTCTTGACTCCTTTTTTACATCTTTTTACAAGTTTCCCTGTCTGCCGCTATGCGGTGAGGGGCTCGCCCCTGCAGCGCGGCATGTCATGCGTCCTGTACACGCCCGCTCCTCCTTTCTGAGATGCGTTTCTGTCTCTCTGGTTCCTAAAAGAGAAAAGCCGGGTGTTTTTACGAAAACTTTTTGAAAATTTTTTTATGAAAAAACAGCCCGTTTCCCTTTCCACTTCCTGAAAGAGAAAAACAGGCTGTTTTTCCGAAAACTTTTTGAAATTTTTTTCGTCAAATCCGGCTTCCGTTCTCTTTTAGGAAGTGGAAGGGATATGCCCTTCAAATATGAAGAAAGGAGGAAGGATCCATGAACGACTGCAAGACCAGAAAAACCGGAACCGCGGGCAGTCTTTCCTTATTAAAGGAAGACATGCCTGTGGTGTATGTGGCCTCTCCGTTCTCCGGGGATGTGGAAAGGAACGTCATGAACGCGAGGCGTTACTGCCGGTTCGCGGCGGAGAATGGCGCCGTGCCCCTGGCTCCGCACCTGCTGCTTCCGCAGTTCATATCTGAGAAGAACGAGCGGGAAGCAGCCATGCTCATGAACAGGGCGTTCCTTGGCAGATGTGACGAGCTCTGGATGTTCGGGGACACGGTCACGGACGGAATGGCCTGGGAATGGGTAAGGGCGAGAGAACTGGATCTCCCCATCCGCCGTTTCGCGGACGACTGCGGAGAGATAACTGAAAGGAATGTATAAGTCGGAGGTAAGATATGAAGCTGACCATTTATACGGCTGACTGCGCGGGCAATGAGACCAACTGCCTGTATCCGCATCAGGTCGATGCCACGAGCACCGCGGAGCTTGCGGCGGCGGTCGCGCACGACCATGTCGCGGCGAGATATATGAACAGCTACCGCAGCAACGACAATTTTATGGAAGCAACGGTCATCGAGATGGACTGCGACAACGACCACTCGGAGGATCCCGCGGACTGGATCACCCCGGAAAAGCTGGCGGAGGACGAAGACCTGGGCGACGTCGAGTTCGCGACAACGCCGAGCCGCCACAACATGCTCCCAAAGGAGGACAAGTCGGCGCGCCCCCGTTTCCATTTCCACGCTCCCATTGAAAGATGTGAGAGCGCGGAGAAGATCAAAGCCATGAAGACGGCGCTCCAGAAGAAGTATCCCTTCTTTGACGATAACGCCCTGGATGCCGGACGGTTCATGTACGGTGCCTGCGTCACGGAGGACGAAGTCTTCTGGCATGACGGGTTCCTGACCGTGGACGAGATACTCACTGACTTGGACTATACGCCTGAGGACCCGGTTGAGAGGCTCCCGGCAGGAGGCGCGATCCTGGAAGGTACAAGGAACAATACCATGTCCCACTTCGCCGGCAGGGTATTGAAGAAGTACGGCGTATGCGACAAAGCCTACGACCTGTTCCTGGAACGCGCGGCGAAGTGTGAGCCGCCGCTCCCCTCTCCGGAACTGAATACTATATGGAAGAGCGCCGTCAGGTTTGCCCAGAAAGTTCAGGCCGATCCAAACTACATCCCCCCGGAGGAGTATAACGACGAGTTCGGTTCCGGGCGTTTGAAACCGGAGGACTACTCAGACATCGGCGAGGCAAGGGTTCTGGCAGCCGAGTGCGCCGGGACCCTCAGGTACACGAGCGCCACGGACTATCTGGCTTTTGGCGGTGACCGCTGGTACGAGAACAAGGAAAAGTCCCTCGGAGTGGTCGAGTCTTTCCTGGACGCGCAGCTTTCCGATTCGCAGGAGGCCATCGCTGCCGCAGAGGATGCGCTCATCGCCCTGGGCATCGACGAGGGCATCGTCAAGGGGCATGGCAGGGAACTGGCCAGGGCCGTGCCGGACGATAAGCTCAGTCTGCTGTATGCCTTATTGGGAGCGGTCACCTACCAGAAGTTCGTCATGAAATACCGCAACTACAAGAACATCGTGAACACCATGAATGCATGCAAGCCGATGGTCGCTATCGATGTGTCGGAGTTGGACTATGATGCTGAGCTGCTGAACACTCCCGCCGGGACTTATGATCTTACGAAAGGCCTTGACGGACTCGCGCCGCACGACCCCGATGACCTCATCACCAAGATCACAAGCTGTGCTCCCGGCGACCGGGGCATGAATCTCTGGCTGGATACACTGCGTCTGTTCTTCTGCGGTGATGATGAGCTCATCGATTACGTCCAGCGCATCGTGGGGCAGGCAGCCATTGGGCGCGTCCATGAGGAGCATATGATCATCGCCTATGGCGGCGGCGCCAACGGCAAGAGTACGTTCTGGAACACTATCGCCAGGGTGCTTGGGAACTACAGCGGCAAGATCTCCGCCGAGGCCCTGACCATGAACTGCAAGAGGAACGTGAAGCCCGAGATGGCGGAACTGAAGGGAAAGCGCCTCATCATCGCCTCAGAATTGGAAGAGGGCACCAGACTGAACACGGGCATGGTAAAGCAGCTGTGTTCCACCGACCCCATTCAGGCGGAGAAGAAGTATAAAGATCCCTTCAGCTTCGATCCGTCACACACACTGGTGCTGTACACGAACCACCTCCCCAAAGTGTCTGCTAACGACGACGGCACCTGGCGGCGGCTCATCGTCATCCCCTTCAACGCCAAGATCACCGGGAAGTCCGACATTAAGAACTTCGCGGACCACCTCTTCAACGAGTCCGGTGAGGCCATCATGAAGTGGATCATCGAGGGAGCGGGCAAGGCCATTGCCTCGGGGTTTCACACTGATAAGCCCGGGGTGGTGCAGAACGCCATCGAAGCATACCGCGAGGAGAACGACTGGCTCGGACAGTTCATAGAAGACCACTGTGATGTGGACAAGTCATTGTCTGAAAAATCCGGAGACCTTTACCAGGCATACCGCAACGTCTGCATGATGACTGGAGAGTATGCTCGCAGCACTTCCGACTTCTATGGGAGCTTGGAGAAGGCCGGGTTCCAGCGCAGACGTACAAACGCGGGCCGGATGGTTGTGGGACTCCGGCTGAAGAGCGGGCAGGATTTTCTGGAGTGACGGTCGTGCCGCGATAAACGGCAAAACATGAGTCTTTTGAAGTGACGGTCATGGCGGTCGTTTGTGTTTGTTATAAGGCGTAGAGGGCAAAAGTGCCTGTCATGACAATCATTTTTGAAAAGTTTTCTAATTGTTAAGCAGATTTAGTGACACTCATGTCTCTCTTATCTAAAAAGTCCCTATAGGGAAAAATATAAAAAATATCTATATAGAGAGTTTTAGAAACGACAGCCATGAGTGTCACTTTTTCAAACAAATACCACTGATGGAGGTGACGGCGTGGGCGAGGAAAAAAGCATCGAACAGAAACTGGTGCGCGCCGTGAAAGGGCGCGGCGGGATATGTCCCAAGCTGGTCAGCCCCGGATTTGACGGGATGCCGGACCGACTTGTCCTTCTTCCTCACGGCAGGATGGGCTTTGTGGAGGTCAAGGCACCGGGCGAGAAGCCGCGCCCCATACAGGCATCGCGGCACAGGCTCCTCCGGAGACTTGGCTTTAAGGTATACGTCCTAGACAGCGCGGAGGACATCCCTCACATCCTTGACGAGATAGGAGGCAGAAATGGCAGAAACAGTATTCCTGACTGACGGCAGGATTGAAACCATATTTAACGACAGGGATTTCCTGGGACTTGTGGAAGAATGCATGGGATGCGATGCGCGAGGATGGCTGGAGGACCGGCTGGCGGAGAAGGAAAGCGACCTTGAATACGCCATCTGCATGGAAAAGGAAGCCGACAGTCTGCGCGAACACCATAAAGAAGTGATGGCAGAGCTGCGGAAGGAGTCCGAGACCATCGCAGAGCTGATCCGGGGCAGGGAGATCGACCGCAGAGCCCTGTCAGCGGCAGCCGGGAATATCGGGATCATTACATTCAGGGAGGTCAGCAGGTGATGGAATTCAGGCCCCACGCGTACCAGGAGTACGCGATCGACTATATCAAGACGCATCCGGTCGCTGCCATCTTACTTGGCTGCGGCCTTGGCAAGACGAGCATAGCCTTGACAGCTATTGACGATATGCTGCACGACAGTTTTGAGATCAGGAAGGTCCTTGTGGTGGCTCCAATCAGGGTCTGCACAAACAGCTGGCCGGATGAGATCCGGAAATGGGACCACCTGTCAGACCTCCGATTCTCCGTCGCGGTCGGGACGAGGGAGGAACGGCTCGCCGCGCTGAAGGCGGACGCGGAGGTGTACATCATCAACAGGGAGAACCTCCCCTGGCTCGTGGAGCAGAGCGGCCTGCCCTTCGACTACGACATGTGCGTCCTGGACGAGCTCTCAAGTTTCAAGAACTGGCAGTCCAAACGGTTCAGGGCATTCATGAAAGTCAGGCCCCGGCTCAAACGGATCGTGGGCATGACGGGGACTCCCAGCGGCAACGGCCTGATGGATCTCTTCGCCGAATACAGATGCCTCGACATGGGCGAGCGCCTGGGCAGGTTCATCGGCAGGTACCGCGCCGACTACTTCGTCCCGGACAGGCGCAACGGCAGCATCGTGTATTCCTACAAGCCCCTGCCGGGAGCGGAGGACGAGATCTACCGCAGGATCGGGGACATCACCATCAGCATGAAGTCCACGGACTTCCTGGATATGCCCGAGCTGATCGAGTCAGAATACACAGTCACGCTGGACGCCGCCGAGCGGGAGAAATACGACGCCATGAAAAAAGATCTCATCCTTCAGATTCCCGGAGGAGAGGTCACGGCGGCGAATGCGGCGTCCCTGTCCGGAAAGCTCTCCCAGATGGCGAACGGCGCGGTGTATTCGGATGACGGCTCCGTGACCGCGATCCACGACAGGAAGCTGGACGCGCTGGAGGATATCGTCGAATCGGCTAACGGCAGTCCCGTCCTGGTCGCTTACTGGTACAGGCACGACATGGAGCGGATCGCGGACAGGCTCCATAAGCTGAGGATCCCTTTCGGCAAGCTGGACAGACCGGAAGACATCCGTTCATGGAACAACGGGGAGTATCCCGTGATGCTGATACACCCGGCCTCCGCGGGACATGGACTGAACCTCCAGAACGGAGGCAGCACCATCGTCTGGTTCTCCATACCCTGGTCGCTGGAACTGTACACACAGACCGTGGACCGTCTTTTCCGCCAGGGGCAGAAGGCAAAAACGGTATCCGTCATCCACATCATCGCGAAGGACACTATCGACGGAAGGATCGTGAAAGCATTGAAAGACAAAGACGGGACGCAGGACGCCCTGATCGACGCCGTAAAGGCGGTACTGGAATGAAGGAGGAAACATGACGAGTAAGGAATATCTCCGGCAGGCTTACCGCCTTGACCAGAAGATCAACAGCGACATCGAGGAGGTTGCGAGACTGCGGGAAATGGCCGGGAGCATCTCGTCCCCCCTGATGGGCGACAAGGTCCAGACATCCCGTAACGGGGACGCGCCCTTTGTGCGCGGGATGGAGAAGATCCTGCGGCTGGAGGAAAAGATCGACCGGGAGATCGACACGCTGGTAAGCCTCAAGAGCCAGATGCGGGATGTGATCGCCTCCGTCCCCGATACTGACGAGCGGATGGTACTGAGGTACCGTTACATCCATAACATGACCTGGGAACAGATAGGAAGTGAGTTAAACGCTGACAAGTCGACTGTGCGGAGGTGGCATGGTTCCGCGCTCATCCATGTGGTCCTGCCGGATCATCCGATAGAGATCTCATAAATCCGCCCCAAATGAGCACTTTTGAGCAGAGATAAGCACCCCGCGTTTGTGATATAGTATAATCAGCGAAAAACTAAACGAGCCCCGCGGTTTTCAGCCTGCGGGGCTTTTATGGTGGAAGGAGTGATGGCAATGCCGAGGACGCCGGATCATCCCTGTGCGCACCCCGGCTGTCCGGAGCTGGTGCCCAGGGGAAAGAAGTATTGTGAGAAGCACAAGGCTATGCACCCCGAGGAGGTGCGGTCTGCCGCCAGCCGTGGATATACCGCGGCATGGAGGAAAGCCAGCAAAGCATTCCTGCGTGACGTGCATCCACTCTGTCGGGAGTGCCTGAAGGAAGGTCGGTACGTGAAGGCAACAGTAGTTGACCACATCGTTCCGCACCGCGGAGATCCAAATCTGTTCTGGGACAGAAACAACTGGCAGGGGCTCTGCAAACGGTGTCATGACAAGAAGACCAGACAAGATGACCAGTATCCTGTGTATCATTACTGATTACGCAGAACGGAACCTTCGGAGCCTGCGCTGTTCTTTCTTCCGGATTCTCTCCAAGTGGAAGGCATCATGCTCCATGATGTACTCACAGCATGACTCGATGGTTGGCCTGTTCTTCTGTGGATGATAGGGATCAGTACCGTGGTGACGATGACGAATCTGGAAGGTGCGGTGTCCATTGCACTCCTGCTCCAACAGGTACCATTCATGTCCCGTAATCCTCGAGCGGATGGCGAGTGAGAAGTCCTTCACGTCAATAATGTCGAAGTAACCTGTATCGATTAACCGGATATCAGTATTTCCTAACATAAAAAGTACCTTTACAGCAGTGATTGGATATCAAAGAAAAAGGGCACCCCTTACAGAGGCACCCGGTGTTTGAATATGACCTCGTTTCCTGCATCTGTATTGATTACGATAAGAGATCGAGTAATTTGGTTCCAGCCTTCGCATCGGCAATATAGGATATGGTCTTAACGATACGGCCATTAGGATACTTGACAACGCTGCCCTTTACGCCATCCTTGATGATTTTGACGACCTGTCTGCCTTTAGGCGATACAAAAACTTCTAATTTGTCGCCATGCTTTGTGATGATGTCGAAAATGCTATTCATTTGTTTTCCTCCTTTAATAGTCATCGTCCATGATTTCTGCCAGCCAGGCACCGAGTGCTACAGATGCTGCCCCTAACAGAGCACCAAGAGCGGCGCTGCTGACCCCTGCTGCCATTGCTGCGGCTACGGTCTTGACCTTGTCCTCATTGGCTTTGTGTTCAGCTTTAGTTGCGTCCCTGTCATCAAGCACCAGGTGAAGGGCACGCGCAAGATTCTGGTTTTTCCGAGCTTCGTAGTCAAATACTGTTCGAAGGGCTATGTACTGAGTCTTGCTCATCCGAGTTCGGTTATTCTCCAGATTGCTGACAGTCTGCTTTGTCACGCCAACCTTCCTGCCAAGGTCTTCTGCAGTCCAGCCGGCAAGTCTGCGGAGTGAAGATAGATTACTCTGCAGTTTTTTGATTTCCAGCAATTCATCGGTGCTCATAACAGTCCTCCTTTTTGACCAGTATAACACGTTTTTATACCTTGTCAAATATTTTATACTTGTATTTGAAATTTTGACGGCAATAAGTATTTTGAGAGACACGACAATGTAAATGGGGGGGGCCGGGGTCACTTCTCTACGGTGAAGTTTCCCATGACCGCCGCCCCCTCAAACGCAAAAATCCGCAAAATTCGCAGGCCGGGGGTGCAGGGATCTCGCACGGGTACGAAACGACTGCCCGGCGGGAGACGCCGGAACAGCCGGATTCCTTTAAAATACTGATAATTATCTGAATATTCATAAAATTACATACAATTTACGAAAGCAGAGGCAGACGAAAGACCGCCTCTGCTTTTTTGTGCGCATTTTTTCTGTATTCCGCGAAAAGAGGAGACTTTTGCTGCCGCATGGAGGAGGGCGTGATGGAGCCGGATTTTGAAGAACAGGATGTGGAGGAGTTCGTCTCCGGATGCGTGAAGAGGCTGTGCCCGCAGTGCGGAAAGCCCGTGATCCAGAAGCCCGCTGGCAGGCCAAGAAAGTTCTGCTCAGACCTGTGCAGGAGGCGTTTCTGGAAGGCACATCCGGAGTCCGAAAAATGGGACTCATTTGAGAGCCTGGTGTGTCCGGTGTGCGGGAGGGTGTTTTCCGCCCAGAAGGAGAACAGACGGAAACGGAAGTACTGCAGCCGTGCCTGCGCCAACAGGGGCAGGTCGCAGAGATGGAGGGAGCAGACAGATGACTGACCGAAAAGACCATATCGTGGAGACGGATATCGGCAGTATAAAGCCGTATGAGAAGAATCCCAGGAACAATGAGAAGTCCATAGAAAAAGTCGCGAACAGCATAAAGGAGTTTGGGTTCCTGCAGCCGATCGTCTGCGACAGTGACGGGGTGATCCTTGCCGGGCACACACGGTATGCAGCGGCGAAGAGCCTGGGCCTTGAGACGGTCCCGGTCCTCTATGCCGGAGACCTGACCCCGGAGCAGGCAAGGGCTTACAGGCTCGCCGACAACAAGGTAGGCGAAGGATCCGAATGGGACGAGGAACTGCTCATCGGGGAACTCGATTTTCTGAAGAGTGACGACATGGCCTTCGAGATGGCTGACTTCGGCTTCGATACTTCCGCGGAGTACCGGAAGAGGAAGAGCTGGAAGACCACGGAGAAGAAGTGCGGCCTCGTCAACAGGATCATGCTCCGGACCAAATGCGGCTATATGTATACGAGCTTCTTCAACACCGGGAAGAACGGGAAGAGCCTCGAGGAGATCAAGGGCGACGCGTACAACGTTCGGTCCTTCGCGGACAACCTGTCCGATTATCTGGACAAGGTCCTTGGGGAGAGCCTGGGGAAGGGAGGATGGTGCATCTGCACGACCCCGAGGAGGAGGCATAAAGACGGATTCCATTTCGCCACGGAGGTCTGCAGGACCGCTGCTAGCGACCTGGGGATTCCTTTTTATGAAGACGTCGTCACCGCGAGGACCAGGGGGAGGCTCGAGCCGACATTTGAGATGGTGAAGGACCCGGAGATGCCCAACGTCATCCTCTATGATGACATCCTTACGACGGGCATCACCATGAGGGAGACGAGGAGACTGCTGATGGAGGCAGGCCATAACGTGCTCGTCATAGCGGCGATAAGGAACCAGTGATTTTGTGCAGTATGGGTATTGATTAATGTTCTCTTCAGAGTGAATATGCTGTAAAAGAGGAGGACTTTATCATGGAAGGAACATACACATTCAGAGACCGGGAGGTCTATTACCGCGGAGATCCTACCCTCCTGGAAAGACCGTCGATAGCGGTCATCGGGACGAGGCATCCTTCAGAGAGGAGCAGGGAAGTGGGATACAGGCTGACGAAAAAGATCTGTGAGCTCACCGGAATGCCCATAGTCACCGGCCTTGCCATAGGGTGCGATACGATCGCGGCTCGCGCGGCGCTCGATGCAGGGATCCCGGTCATCGCGGTGCTGCCCTCCTCTCTGACAGACATATACCCCCGCAGCAACTGGGAACTCGTCGAAGAGATCGTGCGGAAGGGCGGATGCCTGATCTCCGAATACGGCCCCGGCTCGGATGTGCAGAAATGGAAGTTCATCGTAAGGGACCGGCTGATGGCAGAAATCGCTTCCGCGGTCATCGCTGTCGAGTGCAGGGAAGAGGGAGGAACGATGCACACAGTGAAAGCCGCACACCGGCTCGGAAGAAAGACCGGGTGCTGGATGCCCGCGGACACATCTTTCGGAGACTTCAGCGGGAACCGCCGTATGATTGCTGAGTACGGTGCGGCTGCCATAGACCACACAGACAGGTTAAAGGAATTTTTGGATACCATTTGAGAGAATATCGTTTACTGACAAGGCTGCCGAAAGGCGGCCTTTTTTGATGGAGGAAAAAGGATGAAGACAGCAAGACTCGTCATGCTCCCGGTCTCGGACCTGAAGCCGGCGGCATACAACCCACGCAAAAAGCTGAAGCCTGGTGACAGGGAATACGAAAAAATAAAGTCATCTATCGAGGAATTCGGGTTTGCCGATCCTCTGGTGGTGAACGCGGATATGACGATCATCGGCGGCCACCAGAGGCTGACCGTAGCGGCGGACCTCGGTATGACGGAAGTACCCTGCGCCGTGGTCGATGTGGACAAGACCAGGGAAATGGCTCTCAACATCGCGCTAAACAAGATCACCGGTGCGTGGGACGAGAACATGCTGGCAGACCTTCTGAAGGATATCGCTGACTCTGACTTTGACCTTGGCAAGACCGGCTTCGATCCCCCTGAAATCGAGACTCTGTTTAACAAAGTCCATTCAAAAGACGTGCAGGAGGATGATTTTGATGTTGATGCCGAGCTGGCAAAGCCCGTGTTCTCAAGACCGGGTGACCTCTGGTTCCTGGGCAGGCACAGGGTCATCTGCGGGGACAGTACATTTGAAGATACCTATACCAGGCTCATGGAAGGACAGAAGGCAAACCTTATCCTTACGGACCCTCCGTACAATGTGAATGTTGAGGAGACCGCTGGGAAGATCATGAATGATAACATGGCTGATGAGGAATTTTATAGCTTCCTCCTGTCAGCATTCCGGTGTATGCATGAGAATCTTGCTGATGACGGATCCATTTATGTATGGCATGCGGACACAGAGGGTCTGAACTTCAGAAGGGCATTTAAGGATGCGGGATTTTACCTTTCCGGATGCTGCATCTGGAAAAAGAATAGTTTGGTTTTGGGAAGAAGTCCATATCAATGGATTCACGAACCCTGTTTATACGGGTGGAGACAGACCGGCAGACACCAGTGGTATTCGGACCGAAAACAGGTGACAGTCTGGGAGTACGACAGGCCAAGGTCCTCAAAAGACCATCCTACCACTAAGCCGGTCTCTCTTATGAGTTATCCGATCTGCAACAGCAGCATGACCAACGGCATCGTGCTCGATCCCTTCCTTGGCAGCGGCAGTACCCTCATAGCATGTTGCGAGACAGACAGGGTCTGCCGGGGAGTGGAACTCGACCCGAGGTTTATGGATGTGATCGTCAGGCGCTACCAGGCATGGTGCAGGGAGCACGAAGAAGATGCGGATGTGTTTGTGGTCCGTGACGGGCAGAAACTCACATTTGAGGAAGTTGCCACTGAGATGGAGGATGCTGTAAATGAATAAGGAAACGCTGACCCTCGGTTCCCTTTTTTCGGGATCCGGGGGTTTTGAACTTGCGGGCATTCTTTCAGGAATAAGGCCGGTATGGAACTCGGAAATCGAACCGTTCCCGATAAGGGTGACGACAAGAAGACTCCCGGAGGTAAGGCACTTCGGAGATGTGGCAAAGCTCTCAGGGGCTGAACTGCCACCCGTGGATATCATCACTTTCGGAAGCCCGTGCCAGGACATGTCCGTGGCAGGTCTCAGGGCAGGACTCGACGGGAAACGGAGTGTGCTCTTCCATGAGGCTGTCCGCATTATAAAGGAAATGAGGAAGAAGACTGATGGGGAAAAACCAAGATACTGCGTCTGGGAAAACGTCCCGGGCGCTTTTTCAAGTAACGGAGGAGAGGATTTCAGAGCGGTCCTCGAAGCGGTCATCGGAATCAGAGAGCCGGGGGCCGAGGTGCCTGCGCCTGACAAGAACGGATGGCCCCGCGCGGATGTTTACCTGGGCAGCGGATGGAGCGTGGCATACAGAGTTCTTGACGCTCAATACTGGGGTGTCCCCCAGCGAAGGGCAAGGATCTTTCTTGTCGCAGATTTTGGAGGAGAACGTGCCGGAAACATACTATTTAAGTCCGAGGGCCTGTCAGGGTATTCTGCGGAGAGCTTTGAAGCGTGGAAAAAAACTGCCGGAAATACTGGAGGAGGCTCTGGCGAGGCAGGCAGCATCTGCCTGAACGACCAGGGCGGGGAGCGGATGGATGTGTCTGATGAAGTGGCTGGAACTCTCCGGGCAGAGGATCACGGCCACCCTCCTCTTGTTGCCGCCGCGGGTTTCTGCACCGAGCATTCCGCAAAATCCCGCTCCATAGGATATGAGGAAGAGGTGTCACCCACTCTCAGGGCGGGGGTGGTTCCGGGAACGATCGCCCTGGAACATCACCCTACCGACTACAGGATAAGGATAGGAAGGGGAGGTGTTATCCAGACGCTTACAGGCCGCATGGGAACGGGCGGAAACAACGTGCCTCTCCTCATGACGCCTGACGGCCCGTTTACACCGGATGCTCTGAAACACTGCGGCAATGCCGCCGGATCAGATGCCGGGAGTGAGCATTCCTCTGTTTACCACGGGACAAAGAATTCGCATCTGACCCGCTTTTCTGATGATGCCGCTGTTGACACGCTTGTGGCAAGCGAGTACAAGGATCCTCCCGTGGTGAGCGCGGAACCGCACTATACCGTCCGCAGGCTGACCCCGACCGAGTGCGCGAGGCTCCAGGGGTTTCCCGACTGGTGGTGCTCCGGGCTGGAAACGGAAGAGCCGACAGAGGAGGAAATTGATTTCTGGGCAGAAGTATTTGAAGAACACCGGAGACTCGTCACTCACGCAAAGAAGCCGAAGACCAGGAACCAGATCGTGAAATGGCTGAAGAACCCCCATCTGGATTCCTCCGAGTACAAACTCTGGGGAAACGGTGTGGCGCTCCCGTGCGTATGGTTCGTACTCGCGGGAATTGTGTACTATGACCAGTTCCGGGAGAAGTCTCCAGGCGGTATTTCTCTTTCGACATGCGCAGAAATGAGTTGAATTATGTGCCGTTCAGAGTGAGTAATGTACTGACCCGGAGGGAATCTCCCGCGGGATCACACATAAGGAGGCAGAAGCCATGAAGAGAAGCTACAACGTGACAGGAAGCGGCCGGAAGGCACTGGTACAGGTGATCGGCGAGACCCTGGGGATAAAGCCGGTATACATGAAGGTGCCGACCTGCGCCTATAAGATCGGGAACATCACTGTCAGCAGGGACGGAGAGATGATCTGGGACGGGCTCACAGACAACGGCACCATCCGGAAGATCATCGATGCGCTTTCCTCAGCGGGGTACACGGCCTCGGAGGGGGATCTTCCGGAGCCGGAGGATACTGAGGAAAGCACAGCGGAGGAAGGAACTGAGGTCACAGTCAGCCTTCCCGTCGGGGGACACAATGGAGCCACCCTCCGGAACCTTGTCAACCTGGTCTTCACAAGGGCAGGCCTCATCAATAAGGCGCTCGGAACGGACATTTCTGCGGAGAAGGGACTGTGCGATGCCCTCTCGGAGAGCGAGGGCATCAGTACGGCAGAAGATTTCCTGAGAGTGATCACAGGTTATGAAAAAGAGAACGGCACGGCACTCTCCGGCATCGCGTTCACACCTGAGCGCATCACCTTCTCGACCCTCCCGGAGGACTCCGCAGCGGAAAAGATCAGGGCGTTCACTGAGCTGGTCTCCATGATGAACCGGCAGGCCCTGGAGCAGAAGCGGATACAGGCGAAAGCCGTGAATGAAGAGAATGAGAAATACGCGCTCCGCATCTGGCTGACACGCCTTGGGATGAACGGCCCTGAGTTCAAAGAAACGAGGAGGATCCTGATGGAGAACCTCTCCGGAAACGCAGCGTTCCGCACAGAAGCTGACAAACAGAGGTGGATGGAACGGCAGGGCCAGAAAAGGAGAGCAGCAGAGGAGGTGACCGCAGAATGAGATTTCCCGGACGAGAGATCATCGAACAGCTGAGAAAGAATTATCCCGCAGGGTGCCGTGTGGAACTGGTGCAAATGGATGATCCGCAGGCCCCGCCCGCGGGAACAAAAGGGACGGTGACCGGTGTTGACGACATCGGCACCATCCATGTGCGATGGGACAACGGATGCGGACTTGGAGTTGCTTACGGAGAAGATTCCTGCAGGAAGGTCAGACAGGAATGACCGGGCATAAATGTGCACAGATCCCGCCGGGGATCCTTGTGCACATTATGTTTCTCATTATTTGATGATTAACTTGCTATTAAAGGCCTTCAGAGTGATATATACAGTACGCCAGAGAAACACACATCACGACAAAGGAGGCCGGATCATGACAGAAGCGACAAGAAAGCAGATCGAAGGGATGAAAGAGCAGACCATCGGGGTAGAGGTCGAGATGTACGGCATCACCCGCCGGATGGCGGCAAAGACCGCGACAGAGTTCTTCGGGACCGGAAGGTACGAAGACACAGCGGCGGCGAACGGCTACAGAGCCTGGAGCGCATGGGACGCGCAGGAACGCGAATGGAAATTTCAGAGGGATTCGAGCATCCTCGCGGCAAGGGACGACCAGAAATGCGAACTGGTCACACCGGTCCTCACTTACGAGGACATCGGGACACTGCAGGAGCTCATCCGGCAGCTCAGGCACAGGGGAGCGAAGAGCGATCCTGAGCACATGTGCGGGGTGCACATCCACATCGGAGCGAACGGCCACACGCCGAAGAGCCTGAGGATCCTCGCGAACATCATGGCGGGCCATGAGGATCTGATCACCGATGCCCTGAAGATCGACCGCAGGCGCCTGAACAGATTCTGCAGGACGGTCGACCCCAGATTCCTGGAGGAGGTCAACAAAAAGAAACCCGCGACCATGAGCCGGCTTGCAGACATCTGGTACACGAGTCAGGAGGCGGACTATGGAAGGAGCCGCCATTACAACGAGAGCAGATACCATATGCTGAACTACCACGCCACATTCACCAAGGGCACGGTCGAGTTCAGGCTCTTCCAGTTCGACAACCCTTCGGAAGAACGGAAGGGCGGCCTCCATGCCGGCCAGCTCAAAAGCTACATCCAGCTCTGCCTTGCCCTCAGCCAGACGGCGAAGACCCTGAAGAGCGCAAGCCCCAGACCGCAGCAGAACGAGAATCCGAAATACGCGATGAGGACATGGCTCCTGAGGCTCGGGTTCATCGGAGACGAATTCGCGACGGCGCGGGACATCCTCACGAGGAACCTTGCCGGAGACACCGCTTTCAGGAACGGCAGGACAGCCTGAAGGAGACAGCCTCAGGCCCCCGGACCCCGCCATCACGGCGGGCTTTCGGTGGTAGAAGGGTGTTCCCTTCAGAAAGGATGGAAAAGATATGAAGAAACGCTACTACATCGCATACGGCAGCAACCTTAACCGCAGACAGATGAAGCTGCGGTGCCCGGGCTCAAAGGCAGCTGGGAAGGCAGTGATCGAGGGTTACCGGCTGGTCTTCAAAGGGAGCGGGACGGGGGCATACCTCACGATCGAGCCCTGCGACGGAGGAAGGGTGCCGGTGGGGGTCTATTCGGTCACGGAGGATGACGAGGCTGCCCTGGACCGGTACGAAGGGTTCCCGAGATTCTATCACAAGGAGGACATGACGCTCACGGTCAGCGGGATGAGGGGTGGAAAGCCAGCCCGCAGGAAAGCCTTCGTCTACATCATGAATGAGCGGAGGGGTTACGGGATCCCTTCACAGGAGTACATGGACATCTGCTGTGAGGGCTACGCGGATTTCGGATTTGATCTTTGGTGCCTGCAAAAGGCGTATGAAGACAGCGAGGAGGAGGTATGGAAGAGGATATCAGCAGGATGAGGACATGCCCGCTCTGCGGAAAAACCTACAGTGAGCGGCCGGCGCTTTCCCGGAAGGACAGCCGGACCCTCATATGCCCCGACTGTGGGACACGCGAGGCGCTGGAGAGCATCGGAGTGGGACCCGAGGAGCAGGAAAAGATACTCGAGACGATCCACAGGAGCATGAAGCCCTGAGGGGCAGATAATTTACAGACAGGGAGCTTCCGTACGGAGGCTCCTTTTTGCGTGGCTAAAACACAACAGGTTTTAAAGGAGGATCAAAGAAATGAGCAGCAACAGCACACTTGTCACATGCACAGTCCTGTCCCCGAACAATTCGGGGAAGAGGGCATATCCGGTAACACGGATCACTCCCCACTGTATGGTGGGACAGCTCAGCGCGCAGGCCTGCGGGGCGTTGTTCAAGAACCCCTCGAGGCAGGCGTCGTCCAACTACGGCATCGGAACAAACGGCGAGATCGGCCTGTACGTTGACGAGGGAAAACGATCCTGGTGCAGCTCCAGTGCCGACAACGACAACAGGGCGGTCACCATTGAGTGCGCATCTGATACGCGCAGTCCTTATGCGATGAACAGCAAAGTCTATGCCTCGCTGGTCAGGCTATGCGTGGACATCTGCCAAAGATACGGGAAAAAGAAACTCCTCTGGTTTGCGGATAAGAACAGGACCCTTGCCTATAAACCGAAGGAGGACGAGATGGTCATCACGGTCCACCGGTGGTTCGCCAGCAAGTCGTGTCCCGGAGACTGGCTCTACAACAGGCTTGGAAAACTGGCGGATGAGGTGACGGCACAGCTGTCCGGCACTGGGCAGAAGGATGCCCCGGCAGAGCGGGAGAAAACAGCAAAGCTGTACAGGGTACAGTGCGGAGCATTTTCCAGTGAGGGCAATGCGGAGAAGCGTGTAAGGGAACTGAAGGCTGTCGGATTTGACGCAGTCATCATGGAGGGATGATCAATGGCTAAGACAATGTATAAGGTCCAGATCGGCGCGTACAGGCAGAAGAGCAATGCCCAGAAGATGGCGGCGAAGGTGAAGAAAGCGGGGATCCCCGCGACGATCATCACCGCGGGAGACCTGATGAAAGTGCAGTGTGGAGCCTTCTCGGTGAAGGCGAACGCGGACAAGAGGCTCGCGGAGGTGAAGAAGAAGGGGTTTCTGAACGCGGTCCTCATCACAGTGCCCGGGACAGAGAAGACAGCACCGGCACCTGTTGTAACGACATCAAACCGCATCCGTATCGCGGCGCTTGCCTTCTTCGACACCGGGAATGAAGCGCAGCAGTACGGCGACTGCACGGCCCTGATCCAGTATGGGCAGGACGATAAGACAGTGGAGCACGCGGTGCTGATAGACACTGCGATGGCAAAGTCCTCCGCGAATGTCATCAAAAAGCTGAAAGCCCTGGGCGTGAAAAAACTCGACGCGATCGTGATCAGCCATGCACACGGCGACCACTACGGCGGGGTCACGAACATAAAGAATACCTTTCCTACAGCTGACATCTATGTTCCTGATCCTGCCGGGCTGGACAGGTACCAGAAGACCTATGGAAACGCTCTGCGCAGCCAGTACAAAAAGGCGAAAGGCCATTACATCAAGCCCGGGACGGTATTTACAATCGGCTCCATGAGGTTCGAGTGTGTTTATCTCTGCCCCGCCTCATCCCTGAAGGAACACGACTCGCATCATTTCGTCAACAACCAGTCTGCGGTCATGCGGATAAACCTCAACGGATGGCTCTATCACACGGCAGGGGATCTCCAGAACGAGGGCAACAATCTTCTCGTGAAAGCGGTGAAGGACCTCAAAGCCGACATCTATAAGGCGCAGTGGCATGGGGACGCCAATGCATGCAACGAGACGATCTGCAAAGCGGTAAGGCCCCTGGTGGCTTTTTCGAACTACCACCATAAGGAAGGCTCCGGAAGGGGGACCACCAGGAAACGCCTGCAGAATGTGGGTGCTGTCGTGGCGCGTAACCATGAGAACGGGGACATCTATATAGACTGTATGCCTGGCGTGATGAAGCTGTCCTGTTCCAAAGGGAATCTGTCAAAGACCTTCACGAGGGCAGTCAGTGTTTTCCCGGAGAAATGGGCCTCCTACAAGGTCTCCCTCTCCACGAAGGTACAGCCGGAGGATGTGACCTCCGGGATGCTCCTTGCGGTGGAGCCGGAGGACTATACGAAAGCGGAGATCGCGACGCTGAAGGCAAAGGGAGCGACAGTCCTCGGGTACCTGTCCGCTGGGGCTGTATCCGATGAACGGAGTTATTACAAGACTCTCAAAGACTATACACTGGAGCCCCTCCCGGACTGGCCCCATGAGAAGTACCTCGACCTGCGCCGCACTGCCGTCCGTGATTGGTGCGTGGCCAGAGCCAGGGAGATTAAGGCTCAGGGATTTGACGGCTGGTGGATAGATAACCTTGACGTCTACGAGGAATATAAGAGTTCCGCGATGTATGAAGCGGTCAGTGCGGTCCTTACGAAGATCAAGGCACTGGGCGGATATGTGATGGTAAACGGCGGGATGGAATATCTGCGGAAAGCCATGGACGCAGACTCCGGCCATGCAGGCCCCGGTAACATAGACGGTGTGACCCAGGAGGAGGTGTTCTCACGGATCACCAGTTACAAAGGCACGGGGGAATTCGGCGCCCAGAGCGCAAAAGATTCCTCGGATTACCAGTCCCATCTGGTACGATGCATCCGTCATAAGATGCAGGCTTTCCTTCTGGAATACACGAAGGACAATGACCTGAAGCTCAGGATCAGCGCCTTCTGCACGGAGAAGGGCATCGCCGGGTGCTGCGTTTCCGCGGATGTTGACCTCTGATAAAAGCCTTAGTGTTTATTGTGCTAAAACCATCTCCTTTATGCTGTGAGCTGATATAATGGCCGGACTGCAAATAAACCTGATCCAGAAAAGGAGGATTGAAATGAAACAGTTATCAGCCATTGACCGGCTCACAGCACTTTCCACACAGCTGAACGGGATGAGCGAATTGTTCCGCATCCTGTTGGAAAATGATCAGCCGGTCCGCAGGGAGCTCTTCGAGTTCCTGTCGTTTTCCGCGGAAAAGCTGGGGGCAGAATGCGGTGATGTAGCGAAGGGTCTGCTTTCCGGAGAGGAGTCATAACGCTGGAAAATTGTCAGATATTTCCTCAGAAATAACTTGCTATATGTGCCGGTTAGAGTGATATATAGTCACAACAAAAAACACATAGCCAGGAGGAAAAGACCATGACGATCAACGAAGCAGTGAGAACCTACAGACTTCCGAACCCCACCACTGCAGAAGACCTCGAATGCCGCTGGAGCAAGATCCTGAACTTTGGAGACAAAGTTCTCCTTGCGGGCCACTACTACAACGGGATGGGAAAGCCCAGCTACTTCGGAGCGGTCTACGAGCACCTCGACGACGACCTTTCCTGCGAAGGGACCATCGGGCTGGCAGCGGTCAGCGAGGTCGAGTTTTCCGACGACGGACACGCGATCGCCTGGGCGATGCAGCAGTGAGAAGGGAGGGCCGGATGAACTACGCAGAAAAGATGGAGATGGAGTGCAGGCTCCTCGGAAACCTTGCAGACTGGATGGTTAAGCACGGAGAGCTCCTTAAAGACCGGAAGCACAGCAGCGCCTTCTGCGGAATGCGGATCCGGGAAGTAATCTGGCGGGGATCCCGCTACGACATCATCGAAGTGGACGGGATGACCTGCCGGATTGAGAGGAGCTGAAGCCTCCCCGTACAGACACCAAAGAGCCGAAAGGCTCTGTCTGTCGTGTGTGATATACACAGATTCCCCGGTGATCTTTGTGTACTTTATGGTCAGAAACAAGTGGATATATACCTGGTACAGAGTTAATGTGTACATACCGAAAGGGAAGACACATAAAGCAAAAACGGAGGAAAAGACCATGACAAAGAAGACCACAAAGACGACTTTCAGGATGAACGGTTGGATCTACACCTACAACGAGACAATGACGAGCAACTGGGGATGGCCGGAAGGCAGAAAAGGCGAACGGGTCAGGATCAGAAAACACGACATGCAGCAGCTCATCAAAGAGCGCGATGCTTTCAGGATGGAGTACACCGAGATCTAAAAACGGATCTAAGAAACATGAAACACACCGGGAAACAGGGCGGAGGAAGCCCTTTTTCTCGTACAGATGACAGGATCGCCGGAGCGGTCTTTTTATTTTGCCATGAAGGAGGTGAGGACCGATGGCTACCAGGGGGAGGAAACCAACGCCGACAGCGATCAAACAGCTGGAAGGCAACCCGGGGAAGAGGAAACTGAACGACAGGGAACCGAAGCCTGAGAAAAAGGCCCCCTCCTGCCCGAAGTGGCTGGAACCGGAGGCAAAGAAAGAGTGGCGGAGGCTTGCAAAAAAGATGGAACTCATGGGAATCCTGACGGAAGTCGATATGGCTGCTTTTGCGGGCTACTGCCAGGCTTACGCAAGGTGGAAGGAAGCGGAGGAGTTCATCACCCGTCACGGTACTATCGTCAAAACTCCCTCCGGCTACTGGCAGCAGGTGCCGCAGGTCTCCATCGCCCAGACATATCTGAAGATCATGAACCGTTTTGCAGAGCAGTTCGGCCTGACGCCTTCTTCCCGTTCCCGCATCGTCGCGGACACCGGAGGCAGGGACAGCAGGGATGAGATGGAAGCTCTTCTGGGAGGTGACGGCTGATGGCAGTGGAAAAAAGGCCCGCAGATTATCCGAAACTGAAAGATTACAGACCTACACGGTTCATGCTCGAGACTTCACACTACGATGCGGGGAAGGCGGACCGGGCTGTACGTTTTATCGAGAACCTGCGCCATACGAAAGGCAAATGGGACGGGAAGCGGTTCTGGCTTTTGCCCTGGCAGGAGCAGATCATCCGGGATATCTTCGGCATCGTGGATGAAGCCGGGAACCGGCAGTTCCGGACAGCCTATATCGAGATCGGGAAAAAGAACGGCAAGTCGGAACTCGCCGCGGCAGTCGCCCTCTACCTTCTGTATGCCGACAACGAGCCATCCGCGGAAGTCTACGGCGCCGCGGCGGACAGGCAACAGGCGTCCATCGTCTTTGATGTTGCAAAGCGCATGGTAGATATGTCCCCGGCACTCTTTAAACGTTCTAAGATCGCAGCAGCAACGAAGAGGATCGTCAATTATACGAATGCTGGATTCTACCAGGTCCTTTCCGCGGAGGTCGGTACCAAGCACGGCCTGAACGTCTCGGGGCTGGTCCTTGATGAAGTCCATGCGCAGCCGAACAGGAAATTGTATGAAGTCCTAACCCGTGGCAGCGGTGACTCTCGGGAACAGCCGCTGTATTTCCTTATCACGACCGCCGGGACAGACAAGGAGTCGATCTGTTATGAACTTCATATGAAAGCAGTAGATATACTGGATGACAGGAGGAGAGACCCTTCTTTCTATCCAGTGGTATACGGCCTTACCGATGATGAAGACTGGACTGATGAGGCGAACTGGTATAAAGCAAACCCATCCCTGGGATATACAATCCAGATCGACCGGGTGCGCGACATGTTCCGGGAGGCAAAGGAGAACCCTGCGGAAGAGAATGTCTTTAAGCAGCTCCGGCTCAACATGTGGGTGTCCTCCCTGACGCGTTTTATCCCGGAGCAGATCTATGACCTGGGGAACATCCCTATCGATATGGAGTCCTTAAAAGGCCGCGACTGTTACGGCGGGCTGGACCTCTCCAGTACTGGAGATATTACCGCTTTTGTCCTTATGTTCCCGCCACGGGACGATACGGAAAGATATGTGATGCTGCCGTTCTTCTGGATCCCGGAGGACACGATCCCTATAAGGGTCCGCAGGGCATCAGTTCCGTATGATGTCTGGCATCAGCAGGGCTACATCATGGCTACGGAGGGCAACGTCATCCACTACGACTTCATCGAGAAGTTTATCGAAGAGCTGGGGAAACAGTATCACATCCTGGAGATAGCCTTTGACCGGTGGGGCGCGGTGCAGATGACCCAGGACCTTGAAGGCATGGGATTCACAGTAGTGCCTTTCGGCCAGGGCTACAAGGATATGTCCCCGCCAACAAAAGAGTTCTACAAGCTGCTGATGGAAGGCAGGATCATCCACGGAGGGCATCCCGTGATGCGCTGGATGAGCGGCAACGTAGTCGTAGACACAGACCCTGCCGGAAACATCAAATGCACCAAGGCAAAATCTCCGGAGAAGATCGACGGGATCGTTGCCGCCATCATGGCCCTGGACCGGTGCATCCGTCATGAACAGCAGGGCAGCGTATATGACGAGAGGGGGCTGTATGTGTTCTGAGTGACACTCATGTCAGTCTCCTATAAAACCCCCTTTAGGGCTGAATTTTAATAAATCATTATAGAGGAGTTTATGCAGCGGCTGACATGACCGTCACACAGGACGGTGATGTCCAGTTTCATGTAAGATTCCCCTGTAAAAAGTGTTACTCTGATACCGTGAAAAAATGCAGGACCACCCGGCGAAGGCAGGGCGGTCCTTTTTCAGTGATGGGAGGAATGACAGATGGGATTTCTTGAATGGCTGGGATTTGAGTCCCGTGACGCGCCCGCGCTTCCGGAGATCGCAGACAACGTCCGCGATTCCGGCCAGACTTTTGTCTTCGGCAGGGCGGATTCCGGCGAGAGGGTGGATGAGAAGAGCGCCATGCAGATCGCGACGGTGTATGCCTGCGTGCGGCTCCTGGCGGAAACGGTAGCGGGCCTTCCCCTCCATCTGTACCGGTACACGGATGCGGATGAGAAGGGAAAAGAGAGAGCCAGAGACCATCCGCTCTATAAGATCCTCTACAGGCAGCCGAACCCCGAGATGACGAGCTTTTCATTCCGGGAAGTCATGATGACGCACCTGCTGCTGTGGGGAAACTGCTATGCGCAGATCATCCGGGACGGCAAGAACGGGATCCTGGGACTGTATCCGCTGCTCCCGGAAAACGTGGAGACAGACCGTGACGAGAACGGATCCATTTTTTATATCTATCACGCGTACACGGATGAGAAGCCGGGCGAGAACAACAAAGATATATTCTTCCGAAGGGATGAGATATTCCATGTCCCCGGCCTTGGGTTCAACGGCCTTGTGGGATTCTCCCCTATCGCCATGATGAAGAACAGCCTGGGCACTACTCTGGCAGTGGAAAAATACGGCAGCGCATTCTTCAAGAACGGCGCCCAGCCGTCGGGCGTCCTCGAGCATCCCGGCGTGCTGAAGAATCCGGAGAAGATACGCGAGAACTGGTCCGATGTTTACGGCGGAGCGAACAACGCCCACAAGGTGGCGGTGCTCGAAGAAGGCATGGTGTACAAACCCATCTCGCTCCCTCCGGAAGACAGCCAGTTTTTGTCGACCAGGCAGTTCGGGGTGAACGAGATCTGCCGCATCTTCCGGGTGCCCCCGCACCTTGTGCAGGACATGGAACATGCGACGTTCTCCAATATTGAACACCAGAGCATAGACTTTGTGGTCCATACCCTTACTCCCTGGCTGGTCCGTTTTGAGCAGGCGGTCGTGAAAGACCTCCTGCTGCCGGATGAGCAGGATGTGTATTTCCCGAAATTCAACGTGGACGGACTGCTCAGGGGCGATTACCAGTCCAGGATGCAGGGATACGCCACCGGGATAAGCAACGGTTTTCTGTCCCCCAATGACATACACCGGCTTGAGAACATGGACCTCATCCCCGCGGAAAAGGGAGGGGATGATTATTACCTGAACGGAGGCTACGTCAAACTGGAGGACGCCGGAAAGCAGCAGACCGCGCAGAAAAAGCCTGAGGAGAGCGGGCAGGAGGACGCGCAGGCAGAAAACAGGAGGAAGAGATGAAGAAATTTTGGAACTGGATCCGTGATGACGGCGGAGGCCGGGTGCTCCGGCTGGAAGGCCCGATCGACGCGGAGTCCTTCTGGGGCGATGAGATCACGCCCGATGATTTCAGGGCGGATCTCGAGGCTGAGGAAGGAGACGTCACGGTATGGATCAATTCCCCCGGCGGCAATGTGTTTGCTGCTGCGGAGATCTATACCATGCTGAAGGATTACGCCGGGACGGTGACGGTACGGATAGCGTCCATCGCGGCGTCCGCGGCGTCTGTCGTCGCTATGGCGGGCAGCAGGGTGGAGATGTCCCCGACGGCGCTCCTCATGATCCACGATCCCTCTACTATCGCCATGGGCAACGCGAAGGACATGGAAAAGGCCATCGAGACGCTCAATGAAGTAAAGGAATCGATCATAAACGCATACGCCGCCAAGTCGGGACTTCGCCGCGGAAAGATCGCGGAACTCATGAGCAATGAGACCTGGATGAACGCAAAAAAGGCCGTTGAACTCGGCTTTGCGGACGAGGTGCTGTTTGAAGGGAAAGCGCCTGAAGCCAATGAAGACGGGGAGGCAGAAGAGTCTGAACCCGTCGCAGTGGAGGCACGGATATATTCAAGCCGCATGATGGACCGGGCGATCCTGAACCGGCTGTGTATCTCCGGCAGAACGGAGGAGGAGCAGCCGCCTTCTCCCGTGATCGGCATGGACGGAAAAACGGAAGACGGGGCTGTGCCCTATCAGATACTCAGAGACAAGCTGGAATTCCTCAGATGAGGAACCCGGCTTTTTTTAATGGAGGAAAACACATGAGCAAGATCATAGAGCTTCGTAACAAAAGAACTGCCCTCTGGGAAAAGACAAAGGCATTCCTGGAGGAACACCGTGATGAGAACGGCCTGGTCGAGGCATCTGCCGTCGAGCAGTACGAGAAGATGGCCTCGGACGTAAAAGCGCTGGGTGATGAGATCAAACGCCTGGAAGACCAGATGGAGATGGACGCCAAGCTCTCCGCGGCGACCTCTGTTCCCGTACACGCGGACCCCAAAGCCGGGCAGCGCGACGTCCCCGCGCGTCCTACCGCGACTGCCAGATACAGCGAGGCCTTCTGGAACATGATGCGCGGCAACAACACCCTGGAGGTCCGTGACGCGCTGTCCGTAGGCGTAGACCAGAACGGCGGCTACACTGTCCCGGATGAGTTTGAGAGACAGCTGATCCAGGGACTGGAAGAGAACAACGTCTTCCGCAGGATGGCAAAGACCATCCGTACCAACTCCGGTACCCGTACGATCCCTATCGCCATGGACACCGGCAGCGCGTCCTGGATCGAAGAGGGCGCGGCAATCCAGGAATCCGACATGAGCTTCTCTCAGGAGACCCTGTCCGCGTTTAAGCTGGGCTGCATGGTCAAGGTGACGAACGAGCTGCTGCATGACTCCGCATTCGACATCTCTTCCTATATCGCACAGCGCTTTGGCGTGCGTTTCGGCAACGCGGAGGAGGATGCTTTCATCAACGGCACCGGCCCTTCCGCCAATCCGCAGACCACGCCTTCCATGCCTACAGGCATCCTGACGACCCTGACCGCGACAGCGGGGAACACCACCGCCAACGCGCAGACAGTCCATTTCGATAACATCTACAGGCTGTATTACAGCCTGAAGTCCCCCTACCGCAGGAAGGCGTCCTTCCTCTGCAATGAGACCCTGCTCCTGCAGCTGATGCTGATCAAGGACAGGAACGACAATTACATCTGGAAGCCGGGCCTTGAGATCGGAAAGCCCGATACCATCCTTGGCCATGCAAT